CAGTTTTGTCTCTATCCAAACAACAGAATGAGGATATATGACAATAGTATCACTCCTGAGACACCTAAGAATCCTGATTTTAAAGTATCAACTGTGTATTATCAGGTAGAGAACGGTCATGATCGTGATGGATTGGGTTCAGAAGAGAATTATTTTTGGAAAACAGCAAAAGAACGCAAAGAAAATCCAGAGTTAGGATAAATAAATCATTACGGAGACAAAAAATGGTCATTAAAATGGATAAATCAGAGGAATTCGTCAAAAGTGGTCGAAAATTGATCAGTGAATATGATGCTGATGCTTATTTTGAAGAAAAAGAAGAGGAAAAACCTCAATTTTTAAAAGAAGGCGAATAAATAAACGTAATATTAAAAAACCCTTATAGATATATTAGGAAAAATATATCAAATTGAATGGTAGTTAAAATTTCTCGTGCATTTAAGGACATTAGTTTGTCATTTACGAAGCATCCTGTCACAAATGACGTGACTGTGTTGAAAAATGAAGATGCAATTAAAAAGTCAGTGGTAAATTTATGTCGAACACGTATAAACGAGAGGTTTTTTAATGAATTATTGGGTACATCAATTGAAGATTCGTTGTTTGAAACGAATTTGAATGACATTTCATCATTTTTAGAGAGAGAAATCACTGTTTTAATTGAAAACTTTGAACCAAGAATCAATTTAACAAATGTATTTGTTGATTCTTTATTAGATTCAAATGAATTACAGATTCGAATTCAGTATGAGATTACAGGATTACCATTTCCAACACAAAATATCGAATTTTTACTTCAACCGACTAGGATATAATGTCATTTACACAGTTCACTAACCTCGATTTTAATACTTTAAGGACTCAAATCAAAGATTATTTGAGATCTAACTCAAATTTTAGTGATTTTGACTTCGAGGGATCTAATTTTTCTATATTAATTGATACTTTAGCATATAATTCTTATATTACGTCCTATAACACTAACATGGCTATCAATGAATCTTTTATTGATAGTGCAGTTTTACGTGAAAATGTAGTTTCATTAGCAAGAAATATAGGATATGTACCAAGATCGACTAAATCAGCAGTTGCACAAATTAGTTTTACAGTTGATACTGCAGGTTTAGACGCAAATAGTGTGAAATTAAACGCAGGTATAGTTGCATTAGGGGCAGTTCAAGGGGGAAATTACATATTTTCAATTCCAGAGAGTATATCAGTTAGTCCAACTAGTTCAGGAATTGCTACTTTTGACAATATTTCAGTTTTTGAAGGGACATATTTAACAAAAACGTTTGAAGTTGATAGTTCCCAAACTAATCAAAGATTCATTCTTCCAAATCAGAACATAGATACATCTTCAATTCGTGTTCAAGTTAGTGAAAATGGTCAATCATTAGCTTACAATCCATATACAAACATATTTGACGTTGATTCTAGTTCAAGATTGTTTTTAGTACAAGAAGTTTCTGATGAAAGATACCAAATTATGTTTGGTGATAACATTGTAGGTAGAAAACCAGCAAATGGAGCAACAATTACAGTAAGTTACATTACTACAAATGGAAAAGATGGTAACAATGCAAGTAATTTTAGTTTTTCTGGAAGACTGACATATTTTGATGGCAGCACTAAACAAATTCGAAGTAATATATCCACTATAACCACCCTACAAGCATCAGAAAACGGAGATTCGATAGAATCTATAGACAATATCAAATATCTTGCTCCAAGAGTCTATGCATCCCAGTATAGAGCAGTTACACCTAATGATTATACGAGTCTAATTCCCTTCCTGTACCCAAATATTGATTCAGTAACCGCATATGGTGGTGAAGAACTTGATCCACCTGAGTTTGGTAAGGTTTATATTACTGTTAAACCAAAAAATGGAGAATTTTTGTCTGCTGTAACTAAAGATTCAATTAAAAATGATTTGAAAAAATACACAGTAGCAGGAATCAAACAAGAATTTCTAGATTTGATGTATTTGTATGTTGAATATAATACAACAGTCTCATATGATACTGGTTTCATCTCAGATAAGTTAAATTTACAGTCTAGAATTGCCTCAGCCATTGAAACATACGGTAAATCTGCAGATATTAACTCTTTTGGGGGAAGATTGAAGTATAGTAAATTATTATCCGTTATTGATGGAGTTGATACGGGAATAACTTCAAATATCACAACTATTGTCATGAGAAGAAACTTAATTCCTCTCTTTAATCAACTTGCCACATACGAAGTTTGTTATGGAAACCAATTTCATGCAGATTTAGAAGGATTTAATGTTCGTTCATCCGCATTTAAGATAAGTGGAGTTGATGGTGACCTATATTTAACTGATTTTCCAAATTCTGATCAGGCAACAGGAATAATCAAGTTTTTTACCTTTGAAAACGGAATTATTAACTATGTCAATCAAAATGCTGGAACAATTGATTATTTAAAAGGAGAAATAAACTTATTTCCAGTAACATTTACATCATCAAACTTAGATAATCGAATTGAAATTGAAGTTACCCCAGAATCCAATGATATTGTCGCAAAAGAGAATCTTTATATAGTGCTAGATACTAAGGGAAACAGTAAGTTAAATTTATTAGAGGATGTGATAGTTTCAGGTTCCAATAGATCAGCAACTAATTATGTTGCACCATCTAGTTTCATCAGCAACAAAAAATATACAAGATAAGAAATGTCTGATAAAAAAGTTAAAATTTCAAATATCCTTGGTACCCTAATACCAGATTTTATACAAGCAGATAATCCCTTATTCAAAGAGTTTCTAACTCAATACTACGAATCTGAAGAACGTGAGTATGGATCTACATATCTATCTGAAAATTTACCATCTTTTAAAGAAATATCAACTTTATCAAACATTTCTCTGGTTGAGAATCAAACGGTAACATTACCAAATTCAACTAAACCAATATCTCCAATCACTTTAACAAACGAAATTTTTGCATATGATGATATTATTAATGTAAGTACAACTGAAGGGTTTCCAGAGAAATATGGACTTTTAAAAATTAATGATGAAATAATTACATATACTAGTAAAACACTTACATCATTTTTAGGATGTGTCCGTGGTTTTAGTGGTATATCCAATATTAAATCAGTAGGTAACCCTGAATTTTTGACATTTAGTGAAACAGAGGCAAATTCACATGATGCAAATACAATAGTTATCAATTTAGGTTTTATTTTTATATCAGAATTTTATAAAAAATTCAAACGTCAATTTTTAGTTGGATTAGAAGAAAAACAATTTACAAATGGTCTAAATGTAGAAAATATTTTATCAAGGGCTAGAGATTTTTACAGTTCAAAGGGAACTGATACATCATTAAAAATACTTTTTCAAGTTTTATTTGGAAAACAGATTGACATCATAAAACCGTTTGAATACACCATTATGCCATCTGAGGCTGATTGGGATATAACGGATGATATTATAGTTGAAGTGGAAGTTGGTGATCCTACAAAATTAATTGGACGAACAATATACGAAAATTCATTTACTAATCCTACTGCTACTGGGTCTGTTTCAAATGTTGAATTTAAATTTATAGGAAATAAAAAATACTATAAAATATCTTTTTCAAAAGATACTATAACTAATTCTTTTACAGTACCATCAAAAACAAAAGTAGTAGGAACTGGATCTACAACTGAAGTTGCCACAGTAGATTCCACAGTTGGATTTGGAGAAAATGGTAACTTTTTCTACAAAGATGCTGACAATATCTACCAAGAAGCAACATATACTTCAAAATCTAGCAATCAATTTTTTGGATGTGTTGGAATTACCACTGTATTAAAAGAGTCTGATTTAATTGTTGATGATAATGTTTTATATGGATATGAAGATGATGATTTGACTAGGGTATGTCAGATGAGACTTGTGGGATCTATATCAAAAGCTTCTGATAATAAAAATACTACGAAATATTTTGATGATGGTGATTCAATTAGAGTTAAACATCTTGGTGAAAAGGTTGATTTGAACGATAAAAAATTTAATACATGGTTTTATAATAATCTATCCTATATTGACGCTCAAATTAGTCAAGGATTTTTAGTGACTAAAGTACCTCATTTCTTAAAAAAGAATGATATTGTTACAATTACACCAAAGAAAGTAGGAAGTCCTACAGTTTCTAATTTTAGAATTGATACTATTGCTGATGATTTATCGATAACAGCACCATCAGAAATACAGGGAGATGAAGGAAAAGAGTTCGTAATTAAAAAAATTGTAACTTACGCATCTGATAATTTTGGTATTAAATCATTATTATCGAATATTCAAAATACTTTTTTGGATGATGAAAAAAATACTTACGTATCTTTTTCTGGTTACCCTTCTTTTTCAGATGGTAGTGGAGAATCTGTGGGCGATATCACTAATGTAACTGATAGATCTCAAACTTTTTCTTTCGTTGGTTTAGGAACAGGTGATCAAATTTTAGATCCGATTAATATAAATGATCATAATTTTATAAATGGAGAAAGAGTTCATCTTACTTTGAATACAGTAGGTGTTGGATCAACTGCACGACATGGTGTGTCTGGAATAAGCACTGGATATTATTATGTAAATGTTGTAGATGTTGATAACATTAGATTATCTACAAGTCTTTCTAACTTATATGATAATAAAATTGAGACAGTAAAATATACTGGTGAAGATGGAGAAATTAAAACTTTAAATCATATAATTAAACCAGCAAAACTATATGAGGGTGGTAAATTAAAAAATCAAAATAATTTTAAAAGAATATACAAAACTCCAAAATTAAATACTAGAAATGAAAAAATAGAGGGTGCTATTGGTGTAACATTAAATGGAATTGAACTACACTCACCTATTTCTAATGATTCTGTTTATTATGGACAAATTGATCACATAAATGTTGCAAATTCTGGATCACAATTTAATGTTGTAAATCCACCATCAATATCAATAACAGATGATAGTGGTAGTGGTTGCATATCTTTTGTTAATTTTTCTGGAAAAATTGAAGAGGTATTATTAAATTCTTCAGGATTTGATTACCCAAAAACACCAGTGGTAACAATAACTGGAGGTAATGGATCTGGTGCTGTTTGTGAAGCAAAAATGAGAGGATATACTTACTCTAAATCATTCATAGGAAATGATATCGATATATCTAATAATAAATTTTTAGGTGAGCATAGATTTTCTGATGGGGAAGAGGTTACATACTCTACCACTGGAGATCCAATAGGTATTAACACTGGTGTAAATGTTGGTTTCAATACAGATTTACTATCACCAAACACTTCGTATTTTATATCAAAAATAGACGAAAATTCTTTTAGTCTTGCAATTAGTAAAAGTAATGCCTTAAACAAATCCAATTTAATAGAATTTTTACAGTTTGGAACAAATTCACATATTTTTACCTCCAAAAAAATAAGGAAAAAAATTGATAGAATTAGTGTTTTAAACACTGGTTCTTCTTATAGCAATAAAAGAGTATCAATATTATCCCAAGAATATCCACCATCAAATAAAAAAGATGTGTTCAAAACTTTTGTGGGAATAAACACTTTTAACAATTACATCTATGCAAAAAATCATAATTTTAAAGATGGGGATAACGTAGAATATACATGTACTGGAACTGAAATTTCTGGATTATCAACCTCTAAACTTTATAAAGTTACTATTCTTGATGAAAATAAATTTAAATTAAGTGATGCTGGAACAATATCAACCATTACGAGTTTAAATTTTGATAAAAAAATATTTGAAAATATTTCTAGTGTTGGTGTTGGCACACATGTATTTAAATATCCAGATATCAAAGTAGAAATTAGTAATACAGTTTCAATTGGAAACACAAATATTACTCCAGATTATTACAAAGCTTCAGCCGAAGTATTAGTAAAAGGTAGTGTTACTAATGTGTTTATAAGAAATGGTGGTGTTGGATATGGAGTAAGTAATATCATAAATTATGAAAGACAACCAATAATATCTTTGTTAACTGGAAGTGATGCATCTTTATCACCAGTAATAGTAGATGGAAAAATAGTTAATGTAATTATAAGTAATCCAGGTAAAAATTACACAACTCCACCCGAACTAGAGATAGTTGGAGTTGGAAGCACAATTGGTGAATTTGCTAAATTAAGATCTATAGTTGGAACGGGAGTATCTGAGGGTAAAATAATAGGTGTTAATATAATTAATCAAGGTGCTGGATATGATAGATTTAATACAAAAATTA